GTATAATGTAAACAAAAAATAAAAAAGCCCCTCAGGGCTTTTTTACTACCAGCTTTATCGTTGGGGAGATAAACCTGATATGTACCGGATTTATTCTATCATATAAAACAGAAAAACGCAAATGTGCGTTGCATTTGCGCTTCTGTGACCCTTTTAGTTACCAGCAATCACCGCTGACTGTGAATGTCTACATTATAGCAGCCGGACGCAAAAAAAGCAACCGTTGCCGATTGCTAATTTTGCAGAGGTTTTGTCGAATGAAAAAATATAAGGGCTATGACTATGCTACACTAAAATTATAACATAGTTAAATAAAAAATAAAAGGGGGCTTATTTATGGCGCAATTAAGCATTTATAACGGCAGTGTTACATCCGGCAGAACAGACGGAACACTAATCACCACAGGCGATATTTTGAAGTACACAGGGGAAAAGGGCGAGCTTGGAACAATAGTTCCCTATGCGCTGCGTGCTGCTTTAACGACCAATGTTTATAACGTTTCGCTTTCTGTTATCGGCAGTAATCCTGAATGGTTACAGATATCGAAAGACGGTAGCACGTGGGGTCAAAAGTTAGAATTTGCGAATATCGGCGATACAAATACATTATTTTATGTGCGCTCAAATATTCCGGAAGGTGCAGAATTCGGACAAACCGTATTAAATAGATTTTTGCTGAAATATATTGAAACAGTATTAACAGAGGGGTAGGTTTTTATGAAACTGAATTTATCACCACTAGAAGCAATGATTGTTGCTATCAATAAAAAAGAAGTGCGGGAAAGACCAAGCAACGAGATAAAAAAAGATTTAGAGGAGCTTATAAAAAATGCTTATAATAAAGTGTGAGGATGAAATGTTGATGTTAAGCGGAAACGCTTATATTAAGGCTATAAAAATAGATATTCCTGACAACGATAAAGAATTAACAGGCAAGCTAGATATATATTGCCAAGAATTTAGAAAAACTGCCTTAAGCATAACTTACGACAAAAAAGTCGTAGAAAAGCTGTTAAATGAATGTATGACAGCGATAGAAGCAGAAATGTCTTGCGCGCCGAACTGCAACACAAATATATTTATTGATTTAAAAAACATTATTGATTGTGCGATAAAAAAGGTAGAAAGAGGGCTGGAAAATGATTAGATTCTATATAGACGGGACAGCAGGGCAAAAAGACGGTACAGAAGTTACATCAATAAATCCTATCACAGCTACAGGGCCTTTCCCGTCGGGTAGCACGGAAGCGACTAAAACGGTAACTGTTTGTATCCGCGCAGATGAAGGTGAAAGCTATAATCAAATCATGCTAGGCTGCAACAGTGAAGCTTATAGTAAATGCAGAATATCTAGCTATAACAATACAGGCGTTCAAATTGTTTCACCTAATACGAATTGGAATTTTTATTTAATCAAAACTGTTACTGATACAAACCAATCTTTCAATTTAACATTTTATGCTAAAAGCAGCGAAACAGGGAATGTTGATACATCAGTGAGCTTATATGCTTATATTGTTGATTTAATTAGCGCAGCGGATACTAATTTTATCGGTGATTCGTATGACAATGGCAATATGGTTATGATAACTGTTCCGGCAGGCGTCAACGTTTTAAAGCTGTACATTCAAAGAGCGGATAATAAATTTGACACTTTGCTATTAGGTGTTCAACCGACAAAAATGTATATGATACAGAGAATGGATACCGCTGACGGAAACAACAACTTGCGGCTTGTCTGCAATACTCAAAGTGGACAGGTTGACATATATCAGGGACACGCAGCGACGGACGCAGAACACGCCCTAATGATACATAGCCCGCTACAGTTTTGGTATTCCGCAGCAATCGAAAGAGAAACCCCTGACGTGACGGCTGTACCGTTCGCGTAGAAAGGATGTTGAAAAATGGCTAATCATTTACACTGGTATATTCATGGCAGCATAGGAGCAAGGGACGGGCAGGAAGTGGACATTACCAAGCCCTTGAATTTAGGCGAAATTAACAGCTATAGCAACTTATGCACTTATCCCAACCGTGATTATAAATACTATCCAATCATAGCCCTGCCATTGTTTTTGAGAACTGAAGCAGGTTTTGAAATATCTAGCGGCAGCTTAACCGTGGGGTACGCAGATACAAGCGTCGGCTTTATCGGTGCTTTATGTACCAACAATAACTGGACGCCGGAATTATTTAATACTAAAACAGCATTGAAAGCAGCCCTTGATAGCAGCGGATTCAAGATATCAGGCAAGAATATTGCGCTTGCGATTACAGCGAGCAACAAAATCACGGACACAAATAGTTGTTTGTTCTTGATGTGCGCATATATGAACTCGGATAAAGCCAGTGAATTATACCCGGTAAATTTAATTAATTTCAGCTTTACCGAAACGGATTTAACAAGCCAATGAATAAACAAATAAGAATAGTGGTGTGGTAAAATGGATACAGAGAAAATCTGTTGCCGCTGTAACAAGCCTTTGCTTACTGGTTACTATTACTTTGATAACAAATTCGGTATATGCACAGATTGCATAACTAAATTATCCGTTTTAGAAATAAGAAACGAAAACAAATTGCATATTCACGAAGTTGAAGCGGCACTTAAAAAGGGGAATTATCAAAGATGATACATCAATGTACTTCATGCGGCAGGATAAAGCCTATTGAGTGGGCTTTTGAAATGCCTGCATATCATAAAACTTATTATATATGCAAAGAATGTTTGCCTAAAATATACGAAAAAATGAACAGGAAAACGCAAAAAATTCCTAAAATAAAAGAAACCAGTTATTTTAGCAAAAGTTAGGGGGTGTAAACATGGCAGAAGTTGTTGAATTAAAAGCGTTTGTTACCGCAAGCCCAAACGAAGCGGATTTTTCGTCAGCAGCGACTAAAAGAGAATGGGAAGCATATCCTACAGTGAAAGGATATGTTACAGCTCAATCTGATGAAAGCAGCTATATCAAAGGCGAAACAATGCGCGTTGTCGGCGTTAACTTACAACCTATAACGCAGATATACACGTTTGAACCACTTACAGGCTCAATAGATATTGATAATACGTATCAGATTGAAGTGAAAGCTAAAGATAAGCCGAAACCGCCAAAGCCGCCCAATATCCAAGAACCTATTTACGTCACAGGTAAATATGGAATTGAAATGAACCCGTATTTTACGCCCGGCGATATAGGGCATACGCTATACCTTAATGATAAGTGGGATATATTTAGTGACGCCAGCGGACAGATAGCGTTAGTATCCGGAGCATATGCTATAGCGCAGAACGCGGCGAACGCAGTCAGGTTATTCAAAAACGACGCTTATTTAGCCCAAACACGCGGGATTCCGCATTTTGAAATTGAGTTAGGCAAAGCCCCTGCGATTGCCGCCCCTATCCTACGCACACGGATACGCGAAACCGTTCTGAATGTTAACGGAGTAACAGGCGCAGAAGTTGACTTAACATTTGATGAAAGCGGGCGTGTCATGGGCGGTGAAGTGCAAGCGACAGTATTAGAGAGCGAAAACGTTCAAATTGACTTTTAAGGAGCGAAACTATGACTTACATTTTTTACCTAATATTAGATATTCTATTTACGCTGATATGCTATGTCACTAATCCTATTGTAGTGCTATTTTCAAATGAATACGGAGAGCTGCCGTATAGCCTGCGCTGGTGGCAGACGTACGATAACTGTATCGACATACCGCATACGATTAATAGCGGCGTCCCAAAGCTGTTTAGATATGACTTTGACAAGCATTATAAATACACACCCGAGTTCAAAAATAAATACGCCATGAAGCCGGGATACGTAGAGATATTAGACCCGAATTTTACCCTATGGGAAAAAATTCAGCGTTATGTTTGCCGTAACGTTTGGCTTTATAGAAACACTGCTTATGGCTTTTCTTATGAAGTCTGCGGGCGTTATGTATTAGCAGATAAAGTGAAAATCTACGTAGATTACAAAAACGCCGAAAACGACCAATGCTATATAGGCGTAGTAAACGATAACCGAATGCTTCTCGATAAAACATGGAGCATATTCTATACAAAAAAATATTGCAAATGGTTTTATTTGCGAATTTATTTAGGCTGGAAATTCAAGGGGACTGCCGGGCAATCTATGATTGCTTTTCATATCAACCCATTTAGATTAAATGATTAAGGGGGATTTATAATGATAACATTTAACCCGGATACGGGGCTTGTATCAAGCGGAACGGCGGCGATACGGGCTAACCTTGTAACTCAATGGCAAAAAGCATTCGCGACAGACCCCGATAAGCCATTGCTTGACACAGCCCCCGAAACACCAGCGGGGCAGCTCATTGACGGACAGGCGGTATTGATTAACAGGAAAGATAGTGAGATTCTTTATCTTGCGAATATGTTCAATCCCAAAACCGCGCTTGGAATATGGCAGGACGCACTAGCAGGCATTTACTTCATTGAACGCCATATAGCCATAGCCACTCTCGTTACAGGGAACATCAAGGGCGCATATGGTACAGTGATTCCTTACGGAGCTATAGTCCAAGACCAAAAGGGATATACGTACACTAATGTCACAGTAACGACCATAGGAGAGGACGGAACAGCTACAGCTATATTCCGCTGTAGCCAGCGCGGGGCGATTGAGATAGGCGTCGGACAGCTTACAAAGATAGTTACCGTTGTTCCCGGCTGGGACAGTATAACAAATCTAGCCGCAGGCGTAACCGGACGCAATAGCGAAACGCAGGCAGAATTTGAGCAGCGCAGACGTGCCAGCGTAGCACAGAACGCCCACGGCATAGCGTCGGCGGTTGAGGGCGCACTAGCTAACCTTTCCGACGTCGTAGCCGTGTCGGTGCTGGAAAACCGCGGGGATACGGATAAAGTGCTTTACGGCGTCACACTGCCCCCACATAGCATTTATTGCAGCGTCTATGGCGGGAACATAGAGAGTATAGCTAAAACGATTCACGAAAAAATTGACGGCGGCTGTGGAATTTCTGGCAATACAAAAATCGCTTATGTAGATGAAAAAGGCAATGAGTTTGTTTACTATATTGAAATACCTACCACAACAACATTCGCGTTGTCTGTCAATATTAGAAAAACTTCAACGCTTCCGACCAATTACGAAGAACAAATTAAAAAAGTTGTTCTTCAAAACTTCAACGGCGAATTAAATAAATACGGACGTGCGAAAATGGCACAGACGATTTACGCAAGCCGCTTCTACGCCGATATAGTTGACGTCGGTGTAGATAATTTAGAAAATATTGAGATATCATACCCTAGCGGGTCAGAATGGACTGATAGCGTCGACATTCCAGCTAATCAGATACCAGTAATGAGCGAGAGTGATATCACTATCACGGTGCTAGATTAAGGGGGCTTAAACATGGACTTTAGAGGGCAAGAAGATGTTCGCGAGTGCGACAACATACGTGTTGAGTTACAGCCGTATATCCAAAGTCAATACGGGAGTAGCACAACAATTTATCAGATTTTAGATGATTTTCGCTCAAACATTAATCCTAGCAAAGATATGCTAGTCTTTTATGACAACATATTTAACATAGCTACAGCTAACGGCGTAGGGCTGGACGTTTGGGGCGAAATCCTTGTTATAGGTAGGACTATAACAGACCCTATTAACGGGAAAAAATTCACGTTAGAAGATGATGAATACCGTTCACTGCTTTACTATAAAGCGTTAGCTAACATCACCGACGCAAGTCTTGCGACGCTTAACTATATGCTGAACAAGCTTTTTCCGGAGCTGGGCGGCGTTGTATTCAACGTTATCGACGAAAAGCAGAGAGAGGACGGTACATTTTACAACAACTATCCCATGCACGTTCGCTTCGTATTCGCAATGTATTTAACAGATGTGCAGCTTGCCATATTTAGGATAGGCGCGAATTTAATAGTAGGCGCAGGCGTCGGCTGGTCGCTGGTTATGATTGATACCGATAATACGTTTGGTTTTAATGGGAGCTTGCTCCAACCGTTTAATAATGGCGTCTTTGACCCGTACCCCCCCAATCTATAGAGTAAAGAAAAAAGGAAAAAGGAAGTGTTAAAATGGCTATTCCAGTAGTGCAAGAACCATTGCATTTATTTGAACGACCTTTTGCAAACGAAGGTACAAAAAACATAATTCCGGCAACGAATAATGAAGCAACGGGATTAGCGTCACAGGCAAACGGCTTTCCGGCTATAACGCAAGTCCCAATTAAGGCAGGCGGCATAGCCCCGACACGGGCAGACTTTAACGGTATTCTTTATATGTTATCCGCTTTCGCTTACTGGCAGCAAAGCGGCGGTTTAATGACTTACAAGACGACTTTACAGTATTCTGCAAATTGCCTAGTAAATCACAACAACAAGCTTTATATGTGCATTCTTGCTAACGGCGTAGATACGGCGGCAGGGCTAAAAACTCCGGGCGTTGATACAACATACTGGCAAGAGCTTTTGCCATATATAGGCGGTATCACACCTGAACAAGTACAAGATAAAATAGACGTATCCATTGGAGAGATACCCAAACCTGTGGCAACACATTTCGGCAGTTATTCAAGTGTTTCAGCAAGTGGCACTGCAACTACAGACGGAATTATAACCGCCATGAGTTACTCAAACACTACTATAAGCGGGTACGTAAATGGTTTAACAGTAATGAGTACCGCAGGCAGAAGTAAATACGGACAGGGAAGCTGTTCAATATCGTTTCCAGTACCCAAAGGTGCTACCTATTCGGTGAGTGGGGCGCAGTGGGTGCGCTGGTTACCATTAATAAGCGATTAATGAAGGGGTGAAAAAATGGATATTAACAATATAGTCAACTCGACCCGTATGAGAAATGCGAGATTACTTGACGACATAAATAATAAGATATTAAATAGAGAATACTATAAATTCAAATATCTGCCATTTGAGGGCGCACTGCCCGGGTTATACTTCCAGCAACAAACAGAGGACGCTATTAATGATATAGGCAACGTGGCATATGCTACAGAAAAAGTTGCAGATGAAGCCCTGCGAGTTGCACAGCAGGCTTATAATATTGCACTAGCTGCACTGGAAACGGCGAACAATGCACTTGCCGCCGCTCAAACGGCGCAACAAACCGCTAATACTGCTTTGAACATTGCAAACAATGCTTTAAGCGTTGGAACTGCAGCAGCTACAGCAGCAGCAGCAGCGCAAAACAGAGCAGATGAAGCATACGATTTAGCCGACGCTGCGCAAAAAGCCGCCGACGCTGCGCAAAATACTGCTGACGCTGCACAAGAAGCCGCTAACAATGCAGCTAATGATGCTACAAATGCGTTAACAAAAGCAGAGGACGCATTGACAAAAATTGAGCAGTTAAGCGCGTTAAACTACTACAACAACTTGACAGAAGCGACAGATGTAAACACATTAGTTGATGTTCACCGCTGGTATTTACAAGCTTCTAATAATCCTAACGCGCCCGAAACAAACTCGGGTTTTTTAAACGTTGATAACGACTATAATGACAGTGTATGTAAACAGTTATGGGTGAGCGAAACGACAGGAGCGATTTATAATCGTTTCGGGCAAATTGTAGAAAACAGTGACCCGGCTACTGTTAGTAGTTGGTCAGAGTGGTATAAGCTGGCTACAAAAGCAGATATTGACGGAACTACGACAGACTTAACCGAAAAAATAACTACTGTGGCGAATAACCTTGCTACACATGAAGCTGACTTCAATAACCCGCACAAGGTAACCGCGGAACAACTCGGATTAACAACGGTATATCAATATAAAGGCAGCGTTGCTACCTACGCCGATTTACCGACTACAGGGCAGAAAGTAGGCGACGTGTGGAACGTTGAAACGGCAGACCCCGACCACGGTATTAAAGCAGGGGACAATGTAGCATGGGACGGCGCACAATGGGATATTCTAGGCGGTAACCATGATTTAAGTGGATACGCTCAATTAAATTTAGCTAATACCTTTACCGCTTTAAATGCTTTCAGAGCAAACCTTGCTGTATCGAATGGCACAAAAGCAGGCAGCAGTGGCACTATAAGTTTGGGCATTTCTCCAGCAGATGAACCAGTACAAACGAGAATAAGTACAGACAATTTAGGTGGACTATTTTATCACGTAAGTACAAATCAACCTCATGTATTTAGAGTTGGAACGAATAATAATGTGTTTGTCATACGTGACGATAATACGAAAGTAGTTTTTTATAGCAGTAATAAAGCTTTCGCAACGCTAACTCATGAAGGCGTTGCGAGGTGGCTAGGTGATGCAAATACCGCTACGAAGTTAAAAACCGCTCGCACAATAAACGGTGTGGCTTTCGACGGAACGAAAGATATTACCATTGAGGCAGGCGGGGGCGGCGGTGATGTTACCGCCGCAGGAGATAACAACTTTACAGGAACGAACACATTTAATAAACCTATAACAGTGAGGGACGGCGCACTTGCTGGCAATGGTGGAACTATCACATTAGGCACGAAGCCTAATAGCGCAACAACGCAAGCAAAGATAAATTCTGCTGCCACCGGAGCAATGTATTATACAGCTACAGAAGGACTGGCACACTTTTTCAATGTTGGCACAGCAGAAGTTGCCACAATAGGCGGCACTGCAACGACGGCTACACTTGACTTTTTAGCTAATAGTATTCTAAAGTATAGCACTTCAAGTGGTTTAAGAGTAGGTGGCGGCGGTACAAGTAAAATCATAGGTTTTTACCCCGAGGCAGCCGATAACACGGCAGGTATGCGGCTTTCAAATCAAGCAGAAGCCATTAGCACTGACTACAGTATATTTTCTTTACAGAATAATTCTGCTATCAGCTATACGAAAAATGCAGCCTTGCAAGTTGGAAACTTTAAGATATTAGAAGTTGACAGAAATAACAATAATGTAACTATAAAGGCAGACAGTAATGGGCAGATACTATTCACGCCGAACAACCTAGCCAGCAACACAAGCAGCATTGATAGCAATGGTAACTTTTATATATCACAGGGCTTAACGGTTGGCTCAACGTTAAATACTGGCACGTCTAACGGCGTTATTCGAGCTGGGAACAATGAAAGCTGCCTTTACTTTACAGGTACAGCGGAAAATACTTACTACGCAACGCCGAACACAGGGAACACCATTAACTATCAATCAGCAGCAAATTGCTATCTGATTAACTGTTCGATCAATAACCCGTCGAGCTTAAATATGAATTTTTCAAACATGAACTTCAAAGCGACCGTAGGAAGTGTGCCTTATATGTGTAAGACGTTAACCTTTTGGTTACCTGTGAGTGCTACTGTTCCGGCGGTAACTTGGACGTTCCCGACGGGTAGCGCAGTCTACTACCCGAAAGGTGTTGCGCCGACTTTAACGGCTAACGCGAATAATATCATTAACGTTATAGCCGTAGTCGATGATACAGGCAGCTTTTCAATTCAGGTATGCGACACAGTAGTCCTGCCGTATAGCGGTTAAGAAAGGGGTTTGAAAATGGACAAAAAAACAGTGTACAGATATCAAGGGACTGACTACACCAGCATTAACGCGTTGCGGCGAGCTATGCCGAATGTATCGCTTCCAAGCTCCTTAACGAACGAGCAATGCTACGCATTAGGCATTTTAAAGCTAGAATTAAACTACAGCACAGACGAAGCCCGAGCTATACGCATTAGCCAGTTATATCAAGAATATCAGTCCGAATTAATAGCTCCCACAAAGTACGAAGTCAACGGTAAGACTTACTACATTGACAGGGACACAGACAACATTATTAAATTTAATTCGGCGCATGAAGTTGCAAAAATGAAAGGCGATAACCTTTTTAGGGCGAAAAATGAAGCGGGAGAATATGAGCTAGTAACGTTAACGGTAGGCGACTTTGAAAGTATCTTATTAAAATCAACCTTGCTGCAACAAGCAGCATACAAACGCTTCAAGCAAGCGCGGGACGCCGTCAACAAATACAAACGTGCAGACAAGATTTTTTCAGTTGAGTTATTATATTAAAAGAGTCAAAAACATCGTAACCGCATCAGTTTGACAGGCTGGCAGTTACACCCCCTCTACAAAAAGCAGGGCAAATGCCCTGCTTTTTTATTTTGCAATTTTTCAAAAAACACTTGACAACAGGACGAGGGGGGGCTATAATATAGACAAGAGGTAAGGAAAAAACAAAACAAAAA